GCGGGCGATCGCGAGATGACCGAACCAGCGGAAGCCAAACCATTGCCAAGGACAGCGCCGTATCTTGTAGGTGAACAAGTATCCACCGATGATGGGCCGCTATTATCATTGTTTGCGTTGCAAGAGATTATGCAAAAAGTTAGACAAAATCAAGCTGAATATTTGGCGGCGGCGAGGGAAACGGATTTATCAACACCTGATGTTCAAAAAATTATTGATGGAATTAAAGCTTTAATTGAAATTAAGTTTTATCGAATTGAGAAAAAACCACCAGAATCATTTCGACATATTGTGATGCAGTCGTACGAAAATTTCTTACGAGTAGATACGTATTATGAACGTATGTCCGAAATTGGCGAGACTATTGATGAGGAGGATCCGATTAAAACTTATACAACAGTATTAGCTAAGATTAGATACTTACGGGATCAAGGTGCTTTCATTTTACACGATGTTGACACAAAAGATTTGCGTGGAATGGAAATTGCTGATCCAGAAATCTTAGGAGTTAATATTAAAGATGTAATGCGTGTTATGACTGCCGAAGATCGATTTATGGTGCAAAGTGTGCTTGATGGGTCGATCATTGAAAATGGTAATGTAGGAGACCGAGATGTCGATGTGTATACAGGTGCAATGTCAGATGTTATTTACCGTATTTATAATAGGTTACAAGGATATATAGAGGGAGTACAGCTACAAGAATTACGGAATTCGATTGATTGGCTAGCAAGATTGGGCAGAAGGAAGAAAATTGCGTATGAGCGTGATTTTTTGACTGACTTCAGAAGAAGAGATACTATATGGATTCAAACAATGACACTACCAATTAACGTGAATGTTATTTGGTCTGTGCCTAGGTGTGGAATTGCAAACTTAATTATGAACATCGCAACGTGCGTACCAACAGGAGAATATGTAATGGCAAATCCAAGGATCACGTCGATAACTTTAACACAAAGAATTACAACAACAGGACCCTTTTCATTGATGGCGGGGACAACGCCGACAGCAATGCAAATGGGAGATGTTAGGAAAATTTATCTAAGTTTAATGTTTCCGGGACAGATTATTCTAGATATTAAAAATGATCCAGCACAGAGAAGTGATCCGACGATGCGGATGGTTGCCGGTGTTGTTGGGCACTTGATGTTTACTTATGGTCGCCGTTTTACAAACATAACAACGAATATGGCACAACAGTTGGATATCGCTCTAAATGATTTCTTACTGTACATGTACAATGCAAGGATTCCAGTAACTTATGGCCAAACAGGATTGCCCTTAGATTTTAGAATTGGACGTATACAATATGATTGTAATCAGTTCCGAGCAAATGCGCAAACCGGAACCGGCTACAATGGATGGGCAGTAAATGATGTGGAATTGAGAGATCCTAGCCCGTATGATCACGTTCAGCGGTTCATTAGGTATTGTGATATAGATTCACGTGAAATAATTGAGCCTACAACTTTTGGAGTCAATATGCAATATCACGTATATAATGAGATGATGCGAATGCTAGTTGCGGCAGGGAAAGATCAAGAAGCTGCATATTTTAGAGCAATGCTACCATTTCATATGGTAAGATTTGCTAGATTAAACCAAATAATAAATGAAGATTTGTTGTGTGCGTTCTCAATGCCAGATGATCAATTTAATGCTTTGTTACCTAATTTAGTGCAGGGGATACATGATAGAACAGATCCCATCGTATTAGAAGTGAGTTGGATATCAATTTGGCACGCTTTTAATCGCTCATTTGATCCCACAAATAGATCTGAACTTTTACCAATGGTGCCATTGCTTGAGAGCATCTATGCTTCACAATTATCTGTGATGAAAATAGATATGAGGAATTTAGCATTGTTGCAACGTAGATTCCCAGATAGTTTACTAAGCGCTAGACCTTCGCATTTTTGGCGCGTTGTTCTAGATAATTCACCTGAAGCGATACGCTCGTTAATGGATTTATCACATTCATTTAGTTTTGTAAATGTCAGGGATATCATGGAATGGGTAAATGAGCCTTCACTGCAAGATTCTTTACAACTGACTTTAGAGCGTGAGGCGTGGGCGATTGCTAACGATTTTGAGGAATTGATGTTAATTAGTGATGTGTACATGCATAGGGATATGTTACCAGAACCAAGATTAGATGACATTAAATTGTTTAGGCGGGAAGGCTTTTATTATACTAACATGTTAGAAGGGCCGCCAAGAATTGATCAAGTTGTAGAGTATACATATGAAGTTGCAAGGTTGCAGGCAAACTTAGGTCATTTTAAGTCTGCGTTAAGGCGAATTATGGATGATAATGGCTGGGTTAGATTTCAAGGTGCGTTACGTAGTGTAAAAGTCAAATTCTATGATGCGCGACCACCAGAAGAGATTCTATCACAAATACCTTATGAATACAATGTAGCGGAGAAGGGTGGTTTATTTTATGCAAGTATCAAATATGCAAAGGAGGCAACTATATATTATTTGATATATAATGTTGAATACTCGAATACGCCTGATCATTTAATTTTAATTAACCCAACGTATACAATGACTAAGATTTATATGGGAAAAAGAATTGTTGAACGTGTAAGGCCTGGACAACTACTAGCTGTATTAAACAAAAGGATGATTGCTTATAAGGGTAAGATGCGGATTATGGATATTACAGGCGCGCTGAAGGTTGGAACGCGGTTGGCAGCGCCTACGTAGATCATTTGCTCGAAAGAGTCGCGACCCGATGATTTACAAAGCAAATGCCA